ATGTCTGGTTTTTATCGAACCAATTTGGGAAGAGTTGCGCTTCAACAACGTAATATTACGTTAAATGCAAAACAAAGACGTTTACTTCTATTAATAGACCATGAAGATTTTCAAAGTCTCGATACTGAGTTTAAAAAGCGGATCGCCCCACCAGAACTGATACAACAGCTCATTGACTTAAAACTAATTGCACCTTCTAGTGAAAATTATTCAGAGTTACCTGAACAAATATCTCCCCAAGAGTCATCTATAACAACTAAAGAAATACATCAAAAAAATGTTGACGAGAATAAAAGTAATGATTTAGTTGGAGAAATTCAGGTTCCTCACTCAACGTCTGCGCCTTCTTCAAATATTGAAAATAACCAACCAAGCATTCCAGTTCAACAGCTCTCTTTTGAAGAAATACAACAGTTGATGAAGCAAAGCTTAAGCCAATACTGTGGCCTTATGGCAAAGCCACTTATTCAAAAAATAGAGCAAATAAAAACACTTCAAGAACTTAAAATGTGCCAAATGCAATGGATTACCAGTTTGCAGGAATCACGTATTCCTCCTCATGAGCTAGCACATACGCTCCATTCTATTAATTATTCAATTCAGCTTATTCAGCAACGCATCTAAAATAGAACAAGCTGCTGTTTAATTAAGCATTAAACTCACTTGGTACGTATTTCGTGCTTTACCTACCAGTGTTTTTTTCCTATGATGTGCCCCACACATGTGCGCTCGTAGCTCAGTTGGATAGAGTACAGGTTTCCGAAGCCTGGGGTCGTGGGTTCGATCCCCGCCGAGCGCACCAATCTATTTTATAAAATCAATAACTTAACTATATTTTGGCGTATATTTGGCGTAATGCGCTATTTATCCACAGGTTTAGAGGTAATTTTGCTTCTTATCAAAGGTCCATCTTTTGCCATTGTAAGTCACAGTTCCATCTAAATTAATGGTCAACTCTTTTAATGAGTAGTCATAGATTTTAAGAACATTCCCGTTCTTATCTAAATCAGCGGGTAGATTGCAAGTATTCTCCATTCTGCCCGCTTCCGAAACCATGATCATGACTTGCGACATCACAAAGCCCTTACACAAATCGAGACGTTCACATTACTATTAATAGTGTGAGCTGTGCAACCTGAGAAAAGGAGGCACAGCATTAAAGCTAATTTGCACTTAAACATTTTTGGTGCCTGTCTTGTTGTCTTACCCAAACTCCATAACAGCCATTTGAGCGAATAGAACAATCACGCTTTGCTACGTACTTCCATTTTAGTAAAGCATTACAGGCAGCAATATGATTACCTTTTATAAGCTCCCTCTTCATGGAAGATTGATTCCAGTTGCTTTGCCCAAAGTTATAAACGAAGTCTAAATAAACATCGTATTCAGTTTGGGTTAATTTGACACCCGGTAGAGATTTACGAAAAGCCATCTCATCTTTAGATATATGAGCTTTTGAAATTTGGATAGCACGTTCTTTTGTAATTGGCTTATCCGTCATTTTGACCAGTGTGCCATTTTCATATTTAGTTGAGCCGATGCCAATAGTTGCCACCTTACCACTATCTAAATATGGCTTTGAACTGTAACCCTCATACCCAATTAAAGACGCAAAAAAAGCAGCCGAAGCCACCATTGCCCCCACTACAAACTTATTCTTGTTGGACATTGCTGCCAGCCCTCTTTTGACTCATGTTGAACTCATGAATTTCCTGTTCACGCTGCATTCGCATTAGTGACTCAAGCTCTTCACGCTTATTTTTCTTAATCTGGAAATACGCATTAAGCGCAAAACCAGCTAAAGCAATTAGCACACCCGTGACAGCCAACCAATCTACAGATGCAGCCCAACCAACAAGCGTTGCTGTACCTCCTGCATATGTGGCTTTAGATCCAACCGTTGTTGCTACAACTTCAACAGCTTGTGAAGTATTTTCTGACATGCCTTCCCCCTAATTTCGGCAATAAAAAAGCCCTAAGCTATTGAAGCAAAGGGCTTGTGGTGGTTTGGTGGGTAAGTTAAAGGATTTTGACTTACCTATACGGTTTATGACTTCTTTCTCTTATTAGCCAAATAGCAAAGGCTAATAATATGGCTATAAAATAGTAACCTTTATAATTTGAGATTATTCCTGCAGTTATGCTCAACACTGACAAAATGATGAAAAGAATAAGGAATAAATTTCTCATTAGCTTGCACGCTCAAAAGTTCGAGGCTCAAATGTAGTCACTCGCTTTCCTATCTTGATGAATGGTTTTTCATATATGCGGTAGGAAATATTTGCGGCAATAATGGTTACTATGACAGTTGTACTGGCACAAATAATAGGATCTGCAGTCAGTTTATTTACAAATATATAGACCACAGGGTGTAGTAAATATACCCCATAAGTTGCTTCGCCCAAGTTAGCTAGGGGTTTAGAAACCATGGAAGGTATATTCAGCTCTAACTTATAGAAACCTAGTGTTAAGGCAATAGAAGCTAAAGCAAAAATTAAACGGTTGACACCAGCTGTAATATTAATTTGGTCTCCAGTGACTGGATACAAGCAAAAAATAGCAATTGAAACTACTATCAAAACATTTGCAATATTCTTCATGCTTACATCATGGAAGTTGTAATACATTGCCAACCCACAAGCATATAAAAAGAAATTGTTAAATGGATTAATATAAGTATTCCATTGATCGGCTAAAGGCTTGTTTGGGTCTAAAGCGGAGAAAGCAAAATACACCCCCACAGCGACTAACCCTAAAACAGCTAAATTCCCTAATTGCTTATTTTTGGCATAAAGCATGATTAAAAATGGCGTGAAAGCATAATAAAAAGTTTCATTACCAATACTCCATGCACCGACATTGATATAGCTATCTGGAGCAACAAAACCAAAAAGCAAAGTGATATTTAAGAAAATCTTATAAATATCAACACTTCCATGTACAATGTAGTCAATTCCAACTATTACCGCTATAACTACCCATAACAAAGGTAATAAGCGAAATAAACGTCGAATAAAGAAAACAAATGAGGTCTGCCAATTTTTAATGTAATTGTTGTAAACAATACCCATGCTTAAACCAGAAAGTACAAAAAAGATTGATACGCCATAAATACCAATGTTTCCTAATAAGCTTCCTGACTCAGGATGAAATAACTCCCAACTTACCATGTGATAAATCATAATTGCGAAGGCCATTAACCCCCGCAACCAATCTAGGCTTTCATATCTTTTCATGTCTATATTATTAACTTATAAGTTGGGCTAATAATACAGTTCATAATTGGGATTTTCTAGCTTAAATACTAAGCAAGATATAATCGTGATTCTGGCAGGTCATCAAACACAAAGAACTCTTTAACTTTAATGTTTGATAAAAATGATTCAGTCACTGTGGTTTTCTTGATATAACCACCTAAGGTGATATAACCATTAAAGCCTGTAAGATCTGCTATAGCTGAACTTGCTGAAGCGGCTGTAACTTGCCCACCATCTCGATATCCTTTTAACTGATTATTTATATAATCAGAAAAGAAAGAATAGCGAGTACCAGTTGTAGAAACATTTGCTTGAACTCTAGTTGTGTTAGCAGTTGAGTTCTGATCTGGAATGCCAGTTTGTTTAAAGCAATTTACAGTACCACCCCCTGTAGGAATCGTGACAAACCAAAGTGGGGATGAATTTGTTTGCTTATCAAGTAGCGTAAAACCGGAAACCCCTGCTTCAGCCGAACCCGCATTTTTAATACTGGAACCTGAAATGCCATATACCAACCCACGCCCTTTAGGTGCTTGTGTAAGTTCGGTGGTAAATACAGTGCCGTCTGTTTGAGTTGTGCTTGATTTAATATCATTTGTAAAAACGATTTCGCCAGCAATATGATTAACTGGCTTACCCACCCCAATTGAAAATAGAGTCATGTCTAAACCATCAATTGAGTACAGCTTAATTAAATTGCCACTTCCATCTTTTTTTACGCCGAAACTACCACCAACGTAAACTTTTGCTAAGCCGTATACACCCTTATCAATGAGCTTTTGTATTGCAGCCTTGGTTGCAGCTTCATCAATGACAGTGCCGCCATCAGCTAAAACACGAGCTTTGTATGCTGCTAATTCATCTGTTGCATTTGAGACAAGAGACTTATAGCTACCAAGATTGCGTGTTGCAATCTGATTTGAACTAAGAACTAGTGACATTGTTTATGATCTCCGAAATTGTAAATAATTGAATGCCGAGCTGCTCGTTAGTATTTGCGCCATTCCATACGTCGTTGTATTCCATCAAAAGCAGATACACTCCATCGGCCCACTTGATTATTTGTGTGTATCCGACATATCGATCTTCTGCAAAAGGCGCATAGCTTAGCGGGAATGTGTAACCATCATCGTATGAAAGAGAAATGCGATAGTTTGTTCGTCGATTTTGTGGATTGATATCGTGGCTATCGAAATGAACACCGAGGGTTTTGTCATAAGACAAATGGGATTGGTTAGTAACACTTACTACACGGTCCTTATGCATTAACTCCCATGTCACGCCACCATCTTTGCTTTTGGCGAATGCAGCAAACAAATTGGTATTTGTTAATGGGCGCATACTCATAATTAAGTCATTATTTGAGTCGAGAGCGATAGATGGTTCATGGCCCCAGTTAGAAGCTAAAATAAATCTATCGGAGTACGACCAACTAGCTCCGTTATTATCAGAATAAATACAACCGCAGTGGCCTAACTTAGAATACAAAGGAACGATTAAACGTCCAGAAGACAAGCTTAAGATATTACATGTAGTACCTAGTGCTTTATTTTCTGTAGTCGGAGGTGCGTTTGTATAAGTAAGGGGCACAGGGTCAGTCCATGTAACACCCTCATCTGAAGAATAACGCACATATCTCGTATAGCTAATTGTGCCCTCTGTCTCCCCAATGGATTTTTCATATACAAGGATAATACGGTTGTCACTTGTACGCCCTAGATGAGGGTGTTTTACAATACCGGCATCAGTATCTGGGTAAATAAATAAAGCTTTATCTCGGATCGTAATATTGTAATTGCTATCAATATCAGCGTAACCCCGCCAAAATGCTGATCCAGTCGTATCACCATTGTATTCAGGCTTGGTTTTTTGATGCCAAATTAGTAACAGACCTGTTGGCGTTTTAATTCCAGACATCATCCGGTTAATTAAACCATTGGATTCAGCCAAGGTCATAACAGAAGTAAACTCAGAGCGAGCTGGAATTCTATTTATTAAGGCTTGCTGATATGCTAGGCCTGCTTGTTTCTTGTAAATCTTTTCAGATGAAACATTAATATTATTAACGCTTTCAACCAATGACCGCCCGTTGTCGAACTTAAGATCAGACGGGATATGAAAATCTGCACCCCTATCAATCCTAAATATTGCTCCAGTCAACTTGTCTAAAAGCAAAAGGATATTGTCTTTATCGTCTGAAAGAATATTAAAATCAAAAAATTGGAGACTTTTTGCAGTTGAAATGATGTCGCCATTTGCCTTGGTTATGCGAAATGGCATACCAGTTTTATCTTTTGCAACTTCAAGTGCCGCAACATTGTCTGTGTTAATTAGCGCACTTAACTGATTAAAAAGATCCTGTGCAAACTTTTTAGCGACGTCTACTGGACTCAAACCTTCATCTTTCCACGTACTGCCATTCCAAAGATAAAGTTTCTTTGTATCAAACGCATAACCCACAGAAGGGTTTACAGTTGGCGTTGTTGCTAACAAAATTGCTTCTGTTTGATAGGCCTTCCAGCCACCAGTTTCCATCAGTATGCGAATGGCCTTTGCAAGGCTAGGATAGACACGTCCTAAACGACTAATTATATCTGTGAATTCATCGCTACTAGTGAACTGTTCTACAGTTCCCATGTCGACAATTGCGTTATCTACTTTGGTTTGCAAATCTGACATATTTTTACACCCAATAAAAAAGCCCGCATAAAGCGGGCTTGTGGTTAATCTTGATTTATGGAATTAAGTTGTTGATGTAATCAGTATCATTTGAGTAGTAACGTTCGTCATAGTTCACAGCAGTAATCTCACTTTCAAAAGTGGCGCTTGGCGATTTTTCGGAAATGAGATAAGCCTCACTATCTAATTCATTTGATAGTGTGATTGAGTAATTTGTGGCTGTTACTTTGCCATCTGAGCTAGTAATCAATGGCAGTATTGGTAAACGCTCTAAAACTAAATGCCATTCATCCACACCTTGCGTAACCAGCATTGTCTCTACTGAGCCATTTGATAGCTGCAAATGAATTGTGTATGACTTGGTAGCATCCAAATGAACAGGCTGTGAGATTTGGATATCTTGACCAGTCCAAGCTTCAATTTCTCCAGATGTAAAACCACCCTCTACACCCATCGGAACTAAAGTAGGGATAGAATCTTTCACTACTGCAATTCGATCATTAATAGTGACTAAATCTGCTTCACCGTATGCCGTGAATTGAATTGTCTCTCTTTGATACTTAATCCTGTTCCATGCTCGATGCGCCAAGAAATGCGCTTGAACTTTATTCGTGACGCCTATCAAATCAACTTTCTTCGGATTGGTGATACCTTCATTCGGAAGCTTAATTGACTCTTCTGTGTAGTTTTCACTAGCATTTCGCCACGATGCTTCAACACCATCATATTGCTTGTCCTTGCCAAACCGAGTTGTCACAGTCTCAGATTGAGGCATTTTGTTGCGGTGGTTAAACAAGATCGATGACGATGGATTCACCTTCTCAAATTGAAAATAGATTTTTCCAGATGTCCTTCGCGCATTACAAAACACAGCAGATGCAATTGTTGCAAGCGTCTCTTCGTATGACATGTTGTCGCTATCAAAGGTGTAGTTGAACTCAATAGCATTAGAAGTTCCAAAGTAGGACTGAATCTGGCTTTGAGTAGTATACAAATCTTGAATATCCAAAGTATCTATTGACCTACGGCCAATATAATCATCTGTAGTAACGGCACAAACGATGTCGGCAAACTTTTTAGATGCAATAAGCTCTACAGACTGAGTACCAGTTTCATAAGAATATACTTTGCGCGTAGCTAGCATATTTAACTCACGCTTTTTTACTCCAGATGTAATGTCATTCGTAACAGTAACTGTGCGAACTAAAGTTACATCATCGTAAGAAAGCTTAGTTAAAGCCGTCATGATGTAAACTGAATGGGCTTGAACCTCATCTACTACCGTGCCCTTTGAAGTGTGCACTGTGCGTCGTCTTAATCTATATCTAAGTCGGCTTGTTGAAGGTAAGGTAGCTTTTAGCGTTAAACCCACCGGGCTTGCAATACTCTGAGGATTACCGAAAAGGTTTTCAGAAACACTATAAATTGCACCTGTCGGTGTACCAGTTGAATCTAGAAGTTGATACTCCATTTCAAGCTGAACGCCAATAACCTCTTTATAGCCCTTCTCGCCAATATGATATAGACCCTGTGGCGCATTGAAGTTAGCAAAGATTTGGTCGCCTTCTGTGTCGGTTTCATACCACCCTAACCAATTCTCTTGTGAACCATATAAGCCAACCATATTGCCTGCTGTACTACCCCAATTCTGAAGTTTCAGCCAATCTGGATTTGTGGCATCAGGTGCTGACAAGGTGATAGTCGTCCCTGAATTAATATTGATTGTGTATGTTCCGTCTAGGTTCATACTGTCAATGTTATCTGTGAGTGTGCCAGAAATAGAGCTAGAAGCTGCCTGAGTCATTTTAAGAAAGTTCTGGTTAACAGATTGTGGATTTACTAATGAAATCTCATAAACCCATGAACCAGCACTTCCAGATTTCACAATGTTGCTTACTTCATAAACCCCAGCTAAATCTAGTGTCCCTTCTACCGGATCATCTATTAATAAGGCTTGAATCGTTAGGCCCTTGAAGTTTTGCGGTTGGTAAATATCTGTACTTGTCGCGACTGTTAATACGTAGTCAAGACCTACATCTACAGTGCCCGATAACAGTTGATCTTTTACCCGTATTGAGCACCTTCAATAGAAATAGTCTCTCCATTTACGAATGCTGTTGTAGCGACATTAATAACATTTGGATAACTAAAAGTGATGTTGTTTTCAACTACACGTGCAGAGCTTGGATTCAAAAGCGTTTGCCCTGTAATACTACGTGATTGCTTACCTACTAACGGAGCGTAATTTAAAACATCTCCGTATCGATACATTGGAGTTGTTGTGTCTAGGCTTTGATTTGGGTCATATACAGAAACCGATTCGCCATCAATCTGGTTAATTGATGTCTCACCTTCTTTAACATCTGAGATTTCATAATACCCACGCCCCAAGCACATCAAGCATTCTTCAATTTCAACATTGTTTTGAAAGTATCGAAGAGGAGGTGCAATAAGATCCGGGATAGCCAGAACTGTACCGTAAGGATCAGGAATGCGACCACCAATACGTTGTGTATTTTCACGATTGCCAAGTTTATTGTTAGATGAAGATTTTTCTATACCTTTGTCCGCATCTGGCATAGTCAAAATTGTATAAATTGAGAATGCTAGAGATACCACAAGGGACACCACAGCAATAATTGTTGCTGGCTCACCTGCTTTACACACAACATCAAAGTCATGTTTTTTGGACAACATTAATAGTGAAGCTTCATCTATCTTATTTGTAGGTGTTACATCATTGTGTGCGCATGCTGGCTGCAAGTAAATTCGTGCTTGGGGATGTTTTTTCTTTATGTATTTAAATGCTTCAAGAACCCGATCAGTACGAACATGTAGAACATTGTCTTGTCCATCAATTGGATTGGTGAATATGCGTAATCGGCTCATAATAGCGAATCCGTTTATAGAACTTCTTCAATACTTGAATGTTTAAATAGTGGACACCAAGCTCAGTGAGGTGCAAAACACGCCCACAATAAAAAAGCCCCACATGGGAGCTTTGATTTTGATTTGTCATCAAGACAATGGAGCCGTCAATTGGGTGATCTATTCGCCTGTTCTGAATTACAGTATTGCGTGAAGTTTTTAGTGTTTCATGCAGTGATCCAGTCAAACCAATAAATGAGCTTGAATAATCTTGCTTAAAAAGATATTCAGCAGCTTCAAGCAAGAAGTGAACACAGTGATAATGTTGTGGGTCATATTGTCTATTAAGCAAGCTATCAATACTTTTCATTAGAAGAACCCTTTTAAACTTGGGAACATATCAGTTGTATAAATACGTCCAGTACCTACACTATTTAATCTTTGTGCCACAGCTTCAAATGTACAGGCTTGATAGTCCTGATTCATTGTTTCAACTTCTAGTCCATAAATAACATCAACTGGAGCAGTTAAGTCACTCGACAAATAAGACCGATAAATTACTTGTGGCTTCTCTTCGCTATTTGCATCAAGAATAATCTTGATTAATTGCGGCACTATCTGCCCCAGCTCACCTATCGTTATGTTGATAGATTGGTCCAGATCATCAGAAGTCTTTCCTTTCTGGATAGCTAGTGGCATATACTCATAAACAGCTTGGTTAGAATCTTCATGGGTAACTGTGATGCCATTTGCATGATTAGTCACATATCGAAGTGGGTTCGGCCATAAACTATGCTTCACTTCAATACATTCAAGCAAAACGACTGATGGATTGGAATCTAGATGAAATTCTTTTATGTCACTCATAAGAATGGTTCCAATGCGTCTGCTGCTGCTTTATTAGCTAATTTTTCTAATGATGGCGATGCTTGAATAAGTCCAAGTCTCCATGCTTCAATGACCTTGTCATCTTCATCTGGGTTTCGAGGTGAAGGCTTAGCAACAGCATCAATATTAGCTCGCCACAAATTACCCTGTTTGCTCCACCTTAAAGGCCCTGTGAACGCTACCTGATATTCCTTAGTTTCTGTGTAATCTAAAATAAGATCCATCAAGAAAGGCTGAGGATCATATTGATTTGCAAAATAAAAGGCTAGCAACAACTCCATTTGATCAATATCGAGCGACCAACTTAACGGGACACCATGTGTTGCCCCTATAAAGTTGCGTCTTTGCCGGGGCATACCTGCTGTTAGCTGCTGGGTTAACACCCCATCCCCTAATGTCGGGTTATAGTCCTGCTCATTAGGTGGCAAGAATAGCTTTCTCATATTTGCCCTTCCTGAATTTTAGTAATAAAAAACCGACCACTTATAGGTCGGCTTTAGGTTTTAATCGCTGAAATAATTTCTGGAAGTTTCCAGATTAATATTGGTATAGAAAATAGTAATAAAAAGGCAAAAATTGTTTGCCATAAACCATATTTTTCAATAGACACTTTCATAAGCTCCACTATTGGTTTAAAATGCTCCATATAGAATTATTTTCCTCTTGCTTTCGTCGGTTGGTGGAAATGCAAAACCCCGATGTTGACGCATCGGGGTTTTGTTTTTGGCAATAAAAAAAGCCGCCCTTAGGCAGCTCTTCGTTTGTTCTCTCTTATTCGTGATACTTCTAACGGTTTTACTTACATTCCGTTTACAGTTTTCTCTTATACGTAGTACTTCTAATTAAGTGTTTTGCTCATCAGCAGGCTTGCCCTGACAAAATTCAACAAGGCTTAAAGTTGAAATATCAGAAACACGGATCTGAATACTTAATGGTCTGCCCGCAGCTGGGAACAATTTTGAGTTTTGAATATATTTTGCATCTTTAAGATACAAAAAATGTTCTTTAAGTGAGTCTGGAAATTTAATTTCCTCACCATCATCTAACTTTTTAATTATCTCTTCTCTTGGCTCTTTGATATGGGAATAAAAGAATTCCTTCCAAAGTGAATTTTCTTCGAGTTCGAAAAATTCTTCTTCACTGATTGCAGTACCAGTAATTACGCTGCCACCAACCCCGACTGTCACATAGAAATCTGGATAATCATCTTCTCTATGTGCATTTTCAGAAATTGCTTTTATCAATAAATTAGTATCATTTCTACTCATTCTTCTTTTCCATAAAGTTTAATTAAGAAGATTAGAATTTATCAAAGAATAAATTTAATAGCCACCGAAGTGGCTACCAATTATTGCCGTCTAGGTGTTGCATTGTAGTTTTGCTTGAATGCCTTGCTGATTCTACTATTAGGGTTTTGAATTCCCTGTAGGAAAACCTGCTCCGCAACTTCGCCAGCAATCTGCCTAATGCGAACATCTAAAGAACCATCGTCATTTCTAGTCACGTCAGCAGTTTGACCTTCCATGACATAGACATTCACGATTGGTTCTAGGACAGTTGCACCAGAACTACCAAAGGATTGACCAGAGTTAATGGCATTCAATGTATCAACGCCTACTCTCTTAGTAGCTGCGGCATTTAATACATATTCCTGACCATGAACGACACCGGCAACATCACCTCGACCCATGTTTCCTGTGTAGCCGCCAGATGAATAGCCAGATAAACCCGCAATTGTTTGAGCTGCAATTAACGCTACATTTGCATATCCAATACCTGTAATCAAAGCAGCGTTTGCTGTCTTTTGAGGAGGCGTGATAGCTGATGGATCTGCTAATGCTTGAGCAGCAGCCAAATGTGTAGAAACTAATGCAGATGCAATTGCCATAGCTTGCTGCATAACAAACATGGTCTTGTATGCTGCAGACTGCTCACCAGCACCATCTCTAACAATCTGAGTAAACCCACCCCAGACGCTAGACGCTTGAGATAAAAGGTTGTTATACATGCTTAACTGTGATTCGTATTGACCGTTTTGCAGATTATGGTACTTTTCGGCATACTCCTCTTGAATCCTGTATTTATTTTCCTCATGAATTCTGACCGCCTCTTCAATCCGCTTGTTGTACTCAATGGTATCGATTTCTGTTTGAGCTAGTTTAGCCTTAAGGCTGTCTAATTCATTCAATAAAGCGTTGTCATTGTCAGATTGAGCATTACTCTCCTCAAACTGAGTTGAGAGATTCTCGCGGTTCCCTACAGGAGTCGCTAAAAGTTCGCGGGATTGCTTAATTGACCTTAAAGCATTGGTATAAGTTTGTTCATAAGCTCGCTTCCTTTGTTCAGCAGCAAGATTGATTAGGTTAGTTTCATAATCGTATTGTTCCTTTAAGGCTTTTAAACGAGACTTCTTTTCCTCTGCGTTATATTCACGACTCTTCTGGATTCTGAGCCCTTCAATCTTAGTTTTTGCGTTAAGTTTCTCTTGCTCATTCATCCTGAAGGAGTAAAGATCATAAGCAAGTTGAGCTTCACTAATGAGTTTTACATCATTCGCTTTCTGAATCGCTACAGAGACATATTGCGTCATGCCGTATTTTTGCAAGCGCTCAATTTCCTTCTGTAAATCCATCTCAATTTGTTTGGATTTATCAGAATATTCATATTGAATTTTGAGACGTTCTTCATTGATCTTCTCTAATTCTTGAGCATGCTTTTTCGACTCTTGAGCAGCTTTCTTTGCAGCATTCTCTGCATCTTTAGCTTCTTTTGCGTTTGTTTTAAGGCCGTTGTTGGTTTTATCTATTGCACCACTAGTGTCGTAGTACAACTGACCCAACTTATCAAGTTTAGGAACTGATGCATCGAGCACATCATTCATTGACTTCATTGAGCCTTTAATGGTCGCTACTGAATCGTTTACAGTATCACTGGCGATAGACCAACCATTTTTAAAACCATTTACTAGAGCTTGCCCTTTAGCAACAACTCCATCAGCTGTCATCACATTTGCATAAGTAGCGCCAACGTTTGCTGCTTGCTCTACAAAGCCTTGAATGAGTCGTATAACGACCTGAATTGCACTTGCTAGCCCAATAATACCTACTGCCACACCCTTGGCGATTACACCTACAGATTGAATTACGGAACCAAATTGGCCGCCATCTTCAGCCCCTTGTAAGAAACTACTTAAAAGTGAGTTCAAGACAGGCATCATCTGAGATGCTAATTGTGTTTTAAACCCTTCAAAACGGGTTTGCACTGATTTAGTTTGAGCAGCAAGCAGTCGAGATTGTTCAATAGCTTCTTTGCTTTTGATAATCCCCGCTTCTGTTAATGCCTCTCCATAACGATCTAATAAAGCACCTCCATTTTCAAACAATGGAAGTAAATTACCTAAATCATTACCTAGACTTTCAAAAACAAATCTCTGTTCTTGTGCAGACGCCCCGACACTATCTAGTTTATCTTTCATTAACTGAAGTGCTTCAACACCATCTTTACCCTGCAAAGTTTTCGCAAACTTTTGAATCTCTGCATCAGTCATTTTGGTATTATTTTTTAAGGCATCAAAGAAATCTGCTGCTTCACCTCCGCCACCACTAGCAGTGAATTCACCAAGCTTTTCTTGTGCATCTGCTAAAGATTGAGCCAAACCATCTTGCGACATCCCAAGCTGTTCAGCAGCATGTGAAAGGATTTGAAAGTTCTGTGTGCTAGTGTTTGCTCTATTTGCTAAAACAATCATCTCAGCATCCGCTTTAGCAGCTTGAATTGCCATTGCAGAAAGTCCAGCAAGTGCTACTGCTGCACCACCCACCGCCATTCCTGTAAGTGCTGCACCTGCCATCAAAGCGCCACCACGCAAAGCTGCAACTTTTTCAGTGACATCACCAATAACAGACCCAAGGCGTGTATTGCCAAGAGATGAATTAATTTGTTCCTTAAATTTGGAGAATAAATCAGTAGTTTTACCTGTCTCTTGACCTACATTTTTAATAGATTTTGCAGTCTTATCGCCTTGTTTCTCAGCATTACCTAGAGACTTATCTAAAGCATCGACTTCTTTTTTGCCATCTTTGGCATCTACCACAATAACCAAACGGCTTACAGATTCAGGCATTTTATTCTCCAAATTCTAGGCAATAAAAAACCCGACACTTGGTCGGGTCTAATTAATTTGCTATTTACCAATTTGTATTGCTTGCATTTGAGTTAACATCAAGCTTATATCTGGAAATAACTTCATTTAAACTCTTCGTGACTGCTTGCTGATGTTCAACAATAGTGATCGGAACTTCTCTGCCCATATTCATATTTAATCCACCTTGTACATAGGTTAAAGGTGTACGAGTAATATCAGAGAAGTTAATTCTTGCTTTATTATCTTTAGTTTCTATTTTAATTGTGAAGTTAACTTTATCATTACCAAAAGCACCGCACGATATAAAACCTTCACATGGAAATTGAATATTCCCTTTTCCAACTATAACTCCAGAACTTTTATCAGCATACTGGATAACATCATTTGCAGACTTAAATGATTTTGCAATCCAAATTTTAGACGCTTCAAAAATTTGGTCTCGGTTTTTATCTGGAACCTCTACAACACTAGTAACTTCAGCCATTGGTTGAGTTGTTTGTGTCATAGGTGGAGACATTGCACAACCTACCATCCCAGTGCTAATAAATAACAAACTTAAAAGTTTTTTCATGGATTAACTACTTCTTATAAAATTAACCTAATTTAACAATTGGTTATTTGAGAAGCAATAAAAAACCCGCACTTGGCGGGTCTTATTTAATTAAGATAAATACCATTCAATTGTATGGATGGGTTGTCCACCTAGTTGTGAATAGTGCGTCATACCATGCTTCAATGCTCTTCGATTTAATGCATTGGCATGTACCGCCATCTCTTGAGTTATCCCTATTACCTGTGCAGCACATTCACTGCGCAAGATACTCAATGCCGGATAAATATCGTTCTTAATAATTTTTGAAATCTTAGGCACAAACCACATTAAGAACTGAACATCGGTGTCGTTCCAAGGTTCATTATTTACTTGCATTGGTACTAATGGATTCTCTACCTTTCCTTTTACTTCCATGCTTAACAAATACTGCACAGAGTCCTCAAAGTGTATGGCTAGAAGTTCATGATAAGAGTTAATTTTGAAATGCCGATTATGTCGAGTCCAAACTTGAGCTCTCAAACCATGATTACCATTTACCTTAGCGTCTACAATTTTCTGCAATGAATCCTTTTGTTCGGGTGAAATTACTTTTCGTGTTTCAATTACACTACCCATGAACTTTTCTTTCATTGCTTCAAAAGCTAGTTTTTCACAACGAATGAAGTAACGTCTAGCTTCACGTCCTTTTTCGTTGTTTTCTACCATTGAGAGCTCTTTCGCTACATCCAGAGTAAGGTAGTAATCGCTTTTATTATGTCCGCCATGTTTTGCTTCACAATTTTGTGAAGCAAGTATGAAATCTTCATTTTCTATAAATCCATACTTTATCAAACGAGATTTTATCCAGTCTGAGAATTTACGTTTAGATTCTAAGAAAAGGTGAAGTGATCTAGCGTCAACAGCGAACTGTTTATTACCGCCAATATCTACCTCAACTAGATCAAGAACCTGATCGCCAGTTAAGGTATGTTGTAAATCAATTTTTTCTGCTACTATAGTCATAGTTAATATTCCTGTATTGACATCAATTAAGCCCTGTCCGCCAAGATCATGGGCTTTTTTGTTGCCTATTAGATTCATGCTTTCGCACCCTGTTGTTGCTTAGCTATAAATTCTTTTATAGCTTGGTTTATTAAATAATTTAGCGATCTATCCTCCTCTTTGCCTTTTTGCTTCAACGCATCTAAATATGCATCATCCAAAAAACGTAATTTATATTGGTGTCCTTTTTGCACTCTCATAAAAACCTCTAACACATCATTTAGGTACATTTGAATTATGTACCTCTTTTATGCCATTGTCAACATCATAGAGGTACTCTATTATTCGAGTATTCTAAATTTGCGGTATATGGTTTATTTTTATGAGCGAAAATCAAAAAGATCCTCAATACAAGTTGCGCTGGTCTGAAGAGCTTCGCGGGAAGATCACAGATGCAGCAAAGGAAAATAACCGCTCAATTAATGCTGAAATTACCCAGCGCCTTGAAGATTCTTTTACAAACAAAAGTGTTGACCCTGATTTTTTCCAAAAGAATATGAATTTCTTCCTTGCAGCTTACTGTGCTGGTTTGGAGAGCAACTATGATGAAGCAATTGCTCAGTTAGAAGAGGCTCTTTCAAAGTCTTCCACAATGGATGAGCAAACAAAACAGTACCTCGAGCACAGGCTACAAGTTAATAAAATTCTTAAAAAAGAAATGAACAGATTGGTTCGGATGAACTCCGAAAGAATTAAGGATCCTCAAATAGTAGATTCTGATAAGCTATTGTAAATAAAGCACCCCACGGTGCTTTTTGGCGCAATAAAAAACCGCTATCTCTAGCGGTTCCTTCCCTTCATATCTAGGGTTTTTTATACAATTTCTAATTTGGGCGGTTTTTGTTTAGGCTTAGGTTTTGGGCAAGTTGATCTCTTGCCATCTATATGTTCCGATAGATTTGCGGGTATATCCTTATGCATTGGGTCAAGGATGAAGTCAATGCCTTCACGTCTTGCTAGTTTTGCTGCAGGTAAAAAGTCTGCATCACCAGATACTAATATAATCTGATCAACAAATTTTTTATAAGTGAGACTTGCAACATCAAGGCCAATTTTCATATCAACCGTTTTCTGTTTAACTTCTAAAATAAAGTCATCATCAGTAAGGCTTTCATATGTTCTTTTGCCTGCGAATATTTCCTTCTGCACTCTTGGCTTAATTATCCAGCCACTAATCTCCGATAAATGCCCCATGCGTAGAGCTACTTTTCTTTGCTCTTTCAAGCAATCGAAGAAAGCTTTGCGGAAAATAGCTGTCTCTGACTTTGAGAAATCAACGGCTTTCTTTGAAATTGGATAGTGATGTTTTTTATCTAGTGGCTCACAGTCATAGTAAAAAATCCTATAGAGTTGGTGCTCTACACTATATCCTTTGTGCTCTGGTCGTCTAGTCTGCCTTTCAGATTCGTAACGCTTATTTGGACGACCTTCTGTTAAATGCGTCAAGCACATTGTATATAAGTTTTTAGCCGCTGCTTCAGGCGTTTGATCTTCGGGTTTTGTATAAAGACTTTTATAACGTTTTAAAAAAAATGCACCATCAACTAAAATAGCAGTTCTTGACATTTGTCACCCCTAGACAAACAAAACCCCTTGGGTTCGGCACAATCTGGATAATAGATGGCGTACAACCAAGGGGACTATGTAAAGTAAAATATTACATATTGACAATCCTGTCAATAAGGAATTTTGGGGTAAATGTCAACCACTTGACCGTATTATGTTACATCAATCGCGCTATATCACGTCGCAAAGTCTAGATTATGCACTAAAAGTCAGTACTTAAGTCTTCGTAGGTCGTTGCGTCGCCTTCTTATGAGCTTCATCCAAGAACATATCGTCGAGTGTAAAGATACAGTCATTAAAGATGTATCGCTCAACGGGTAAGTCATATTGCTCAACATAAGCATTAATTGCTGAGATATCTAACGCCAGAGGAACACCTTGTTCATAGCGTCTAGATCGTGCAATCGTGTTATATGCAGACAGAATTGCATTAGCTACATAAGAATAGTCAGGCGCATCAGGAAGCTTTACACCGAGGGCTTCTCTTTGCTTTTTTTCGTGGTCCGTGAGCCCCGCGTACTTGTTCGCGTAGGTGTAGAGGGTTGTGACTTTCCCACGATGTCCTGAAGCTTCTTAAGGGATTCTGTTTGAATGCGGGTAGCTTCTTTAATCACAAAATCAATTAACTGATTCTTTTGTGCAGATTTACAGAAGATAGTTTCAACATTGGTACGGTTGTATTCAAGTGCCGACCCATCTGTTAATTCAATGCCCTTCCAATCATTCACAAGGAACACACCGACTGCATACGCGAACTTGTCGTTACGCTTTTCAATACGCTCATTTGTAATAAGGTTAATGTCAGCCTTTTCTTCTGCGGTTTCTAGATTAAAAATCTCAAGTGCCCGCTGAAACTCTGGCTGCATAATTCCATTAATTTTAAATTTTCCACCAGTTGGGAAGTCTACCCATTCAAATGGGTAAGTAATATCTTTGTTCTTTTCAACAATATCAAAAGCCACTTTTAATTCCCCTTCTTAAGGTGTTACAGGTGCAATCACACGAGTAATAACTGGTGATACGCGAATATGGTTATAGTTAATGTCGATAGTAATCGTATCTTCACCTCCACCATCCGGGTGATTGGCTTCTGCTACTTCCAATTGTGGGAACTGGAAGGCATAACCATTACCTGCATCGTCTTCAATAGAGAATTCTAAAGGCATGGTGTCACGGGTCTTAATGAAGTCGATATATCCTGCTGATTGCGCTGAGAACATATATTGAGTGTTTACAGTTACGTCTACAATCTTCTCTAGATAAGTCGTTGCTGTGAGCTTTTTCGAGCCGATACAGCGAATTGCTTCCATATTGTTATTAATGGTCAATTCAAGAGACTGCATACAAGCAGTGCCCACCACTGTTTCACCATTAACTTTAAGATCACCGACATTAAGAGCCGAAACAAGGACTAATTCAGGAACCGGTAAAGGCGAAGTCACAGGGTTTGTAGTTGTACGCTCAAACAGAGTACCCATCAAGCCAAATGTAGCTGTGATTTTTCCAGTAGTGGCAATCGACATTGTAAATTCATTGAAACGTACACCGCGGTAAATAAATACCTGGTTAATGTCTTCATATACTTTGACGAAGGTAAATGTTTTTCGTACATTCCCGCCAAAGTTAAGAACATCGCTCGCCCAATTATTCATTGCAACTGCTGACAAGAAGTCATCAAAAAGACCAATTGATAGCTCTACTTCAAGTGAACCAATAATTTCTGCTTCAGTTGCCATACCACCCTGACGGAAACGGGTATCAGCCACACTGCTTGATGCTTCAGTAGTAACGTTTTCAGTTAAACCATCAGTCACTCGACGAACAGTTTTCCAGACTGGTGTTGTTGGCAATACTTCAGGGGTTTGCTCTTCAGCATAGTAAAGACGGATCTTTGCACCACTCGACATGGCTTTTACTCCTTATAGGCATAAAAAAACCACCTCGAAAGGTGGTACATAAATTATTTAGACAACAAAAAACCGCCTTTCGGCGGTGTATATTCTGTATTTCCTAGTTAGTTCGTTTTGAAAGCGCGAAATGGGCCACAAAATTCATCTGCTTGCACCTTACGAATAGATACACTTAAAAATTCATTAGTCTTCTTATTCTCAATTTCTTGTGCAATCTCATTTGCCTTGGTTTCTGTTAGGCAAACTGCTTCCAGAATGTCTAATGAGGCAATATTGTGCGCACATGTTTCCACTACCCAAAGCAACGTTGAAGCATCTTTTACTATAAGCATTTCTGTGTGATTATCTGCTTTAGATTCATCTTCCTCTGTCCAAGCTCTTACTGTCCCTTCTTTTGTTATTTCTGGAATGCTCATATCAGTTCACCAAATATCCGATTCTTACATTGTACTTCACAAAGTTTCCATCATCACCAAGGTTCTGAACATCACCTTGTTTAATATCCAATTGACCTTGAGTGTAGTATTCAAAATGGGCTAACCACGCATCAGCGAGTTTTGTGATTGCTACTTCATGAGTATTTAAACGAGCCATACAGTTGATTGAGATAATCCCTGTTCGTCTTGTGCATGGTGTATCACCAATTGCAGCAATAATCGAACCACCCCACAGTACGTTAATGTCACACCATAGCCCATCAACCGGCACAGTAAAGTCCTTATTAGGATATTTAATTCGGCTCTGCTCGATTCCAGTAAACGCCATTGCCCTAGTGATAATGGCTTGTCGTGCTTGATCTAAAGTCATTACCATTTTAACCACCGTATTTCTGAGCAATATAGTTAAAGGTTAAGCCGTAGACACCTTGAGGAGCTTGTCTTGAGTATCCACCTGTTGTTTTTGGTGTTTCTGGCTTATCAGTGAAGTTGCCATACTCAATTTTAGTCGCGTAAGGTGCGTTTGTTTGGATGTAGACAATACTGAAAGGAACTAATCGAGATAAAGCACTAGTACCTTTGCTAATGGTTGAGCCACCGCCTTTATCTTTCTCTGCTTCATTAAATGATTGGTCAGTCTGGTTTATGCTGACTCTGTGTGATGCCCTAAATGCCCCTGTATCAACTGGACTTTGGAGAACAACACCTTGTAATGCATCAATCACAATATCTTTTTGCTTTTTAGTAAGGTCAGCTTCAATAATTTTAGTGAAGTCACTCGGTTTGCTTGTCCAGCCCATGGTGTTATACCTTTCTTAACTGACAGATCCACACACTTGATGAGGGGTCCTGACCATAACTCACAACCCGATAATTACCACCTTCAATTACCCAAATATCATTAATATCTGGCTCAACTAAAGTACCTGCCGCATCCTTCACTTCATTTTGCAATAACACGGCTTTAGCATCAGTGGCTCGGTAATCTATAGGCTTCACTAAATCTTTTAGATATGAGCCAAATAGGACGCCTCTACCGCTATAGACATATTCGGCGTAAGCATCTTCACCAGTAGCTGGATTAGAACTAGTTAATATTTTGCGAGTACAGGTAAAGGAATCAACCGCGTCTGCCAGTTCATCCTCTGCATCAAAAGCAGCACCAAGTTCTTGCTGAATCTCCTCACGCATTCCCATGGCTTACTCCGTAATGACATATGTGTTGATGTGATACTTCTCGCTAAAGAATGGCTCAAGCAGATCAAGGATAAATTGCATATCGCCACTTACTGACTCTTCTTTGCCTGCAACATACGTCTTGCTTACAGACGTGCCAGACTGTGCAGAGACTGTTTTGGATGCTACTACACCTTCTTTAGTCTTATAGAGCTGCCCAGTTGCTGCAAGCTTCGCCAAATACGCCCCCGCAGTAAGGATTGCATCCGGAACTTCACCTTCTGGATAGTCTGGTAAATTTCTAGCATTAAGCCACGCATTAGCCTGCATCACAACAATAACCGGATCACCAGTTCCCCACCAGTCAGGCCCTAGCTTTTGAGTCACACTTTCGACTGTTACATAGTTCATAGCTTAATCCTAAAAATCTAATTAAGAAGGACGGCCCGAAAGCCGCCCTGCTTTAGTTATGCATCACCATTCAGCGGTGCTTCTGGCACAGGAACTGCTACTTCTGGGTCCTTAATGCCATAGTCACCCGCTGTTTTGGCAGGATCAAACATAGTGCCTGCTGCTAATGTGTCAGTCGCATCATCAGCATATCGGCGGTCAGTTGGGTATTGGTATTTGTAGTCTGGTTGCTTCTCAGCCATGACTGCTCTCCTTAAAGGTTAGTAATTAGGAAGCGGATTGAGGTGTCTTCTGGTTTGGTTACAAGTTCCCAGTTAGCTGCCTTCTGCAAATCAGCCCAAGAAGCGCTTAAAGACTCACGCTCTGTACCACCAGTTAAAGTGTCCTTAGGTGCAATGAAGCTAAAACCTTGTGGATGGATCAACATGTTGCGACGCGTCCAAAGGATTTCATGACCAGCACCGTTACCAGTTGATTGTGTTTCTTCAACCTTCAAATCTTTCGGACCCGGAACAGAGTCATATGCAAATGCGCGTGGACCTGCAAGAATCGTGATGAACTTAGCGTTTGCGCCTGTGCCAATTTGCGTATTGGTATCTGTTTCAATGACTGCGCGCCCGTTGTAAACGGTGATTGGTGGCAAGTTATCACTTGTGGTCACTTGTTCAAGTAATTGCTGTTTACGCATCTTCGCAGCAATACGTGAATGCACGAACATCACACCACGTCCACGTAATGAAGCATTCATTGTGCTTTCCGCATCAATGTAGGCATCTACTGACCAACGTGAAGCATCTGTTGCTGTTGAAGCAGAGATGTCAGTAGTGAATCGCTTGCCGTTCGCCTGGTCATAATTACGCAAGCCAATTACTGTTGCTAGAGCACGGTTTTCGGCAGCTTGTTGCCAATACTTATTCAGCATTCCACCAATAAGCTCAAGTGAATTGACCTTCGATAAATACTGCCCAAGAACAGACTCAAGAAAGCCTTCGTTCATATAAGCAACGCGGCCTTGCATTTCACCTGCATCAATCGTGCGAGGCATTGCGATATCAGTCAAAATGGTGTTGCCATAGTTCTGTTCAACATTACCATCCACACCGTTAATGTATGGAACGACGAATGTTGATGAACCACTTGTAAGCAAAGGACGTAAAGATTCATCAGATACGAATGCACCTGACTGCACGAGTGGCGAAACTGCCACAGGATTTGGACGTAGATAAGATAAAACTACGTCACGGTTAAATACTTCTACTAAAGAAGGCATGGAGTTACTCCCAATAATTAATTATTAAAGTCACCATTCGCTACTGCTGCTTGGAACCCTTGAGGGTCATTCTTTTGGAATTCCAAGCGCTCTTGCGTGGTCATTTCACTTGGTTTCTTGGCAGCTCCACCACCCGAACCACCGCCAGAAGCCCCACTTCCTGACGCATTTGAAGCAACAATTAATGGCTTAAACGCCACATTGCTACGAAACTCTTTTTTGAGGTCATCAATACTTAAAGCACTAGGTTTGCCCTGCGAATCTAGTACACGTACTTTGACCTCACCGTTTTCATCAGTTTCAACCTGAAGACGGTTAGTAATATGTGGAAGCAAAACTGCCTCCGAGCCTTTGATTGAAAGCTCACTTGCTAATGCTTGTGCTGTTTGCCCGACAGTTAATTTGTAGACTTGGTCTTGCAATGCTTTGGTAGCTTCTGCATGTTTTGCTTCTGCTTGCTCAAGCTTGGCTTTCCAAGATGCTTCAATTGCAGCAACGTCACCTTTTTTACGGGCTGCTTCTTCGGCTTCACGTTGAGCTTTTTCTTCAGCTTCACGTTGTTTTTGCTGGGCAGTTTTCTTTTCACCAAGAAGTTCTTCAACTTTCCGTTTCAGCCCATCCAGTTCTGAATTATCTTGCTGCGGCAGACCTTCAACTTTTAAATAAAATGCGCCATCTTTTTCTTCGTAAAGCGCTTTCATTTCATCAGATAAGCCCTCTAGGCTATCGAGTTTGTATTTCATGTTTTGCTCCCTGAGCGGTTTTGCAGTCACAAACTGCGGGCAATAAAAAAGCAGCCGAAGCTGCTAAGGTTTGAATTAAGTTGTTTTACATATTTCTATAAATAACTGGCTTTAATGCTTGAGATGCAATCCAAATATCGTTACGACATACAGGGCAATTCAACACATAGATAGTTTCGTTTCTATCGCTCATGACTCGCAACTCATTCTTTTGAAATTCGATAACTGAATAACACTTGCCACATGAGTCTCTATAGGTCTGCAACTCGGGCGGCACACCTCGACTAATTACTTTCATAATCCCAACCTCTTAAACATTTCTTCATCTAGCTTTTTGAGTTCAGCAAGTGTGAATGGCTGACCTGTTAGCGGATCTACAAACTTATCTAGAGAATACTTACCCTCTTTGAATAGTTTGTATCTTGTCGGCCCAAGCCAAGACTTTTGAAAAGATGCATCTTGTTTATCAAACCAACCTTTGAAAGTTGTATTTGAATCAACCACGCCTATCTCACCTTCACCATTCACTTTATTGTTAAATGGACGCATCCCAATTGTTTTTCCTGAATCATCCGATACAGGAATTAGAATCGATCGACAGTTTGGGTGAAGTGGTGGCACAGGATGAGATTCATCTTTCTTATAAACCTTGTCAGAGTAACCCATACAAATTTTAGAAGTACGGCTATCCAGTGTTGCGATGAACTTTACATACTCAACACCAATGGTCTGATACGTTTCATTCAAGGCCACATTTGACACATGACTTCGAGCAGTTCGTACCATTGTAGAAATCTGGTTTCTACTCTGATCAAGCAAACCGTCTTGGTAATTAAGAGCCTTCTTGCCTTTAATTCGCTGAACAATCTGCTGGTTTGTCTGACCCCGAGATAGACCATCTCGAATTGTTTGCTCTACTCGTACTTTTGTATCGTCTGCAATCTTCTCGAATAGGTAATCAAGTAGCACACCACCGCTTAAAGGCGTTTTCTTTGCCTTGTTGAATAGCGTCTTTCCATTTGGTTCTATTTTGCGATTAGCGAGGGTTTTAGCCTGATATGTAGCTTCATACACCGCTAATGCAGTAGCGCTTACAGTGAAGCTCTCAAGCAATCCTGACGCTACACTTGCCTGCCAAGTCTGAACTAATGTCCTTACTTCTTTTAATGCTGGTGTTGTGTATTGTCCTGCCATCAATGCAGTCTTTTCAGCGTCACTCAAGTCATCTAATAAATCTCTTAACTTTGAAAGCATCTCACTAGAGAGCGAATCAAATTGTGTTAGGAGATTATTGATTTCAGTTGAAGAGAGCCGGTAGAGATAAGCCTGATGTGATACCAGGGCATCAAGTAGAGCTTGTTGTGACAACTGGACGTTCATTTGTCACTCCTGCGATTTAAACCACCATAGGTCTATTAATTGACTCGCTTTCGATACGTGTTTGCTCATCTTCATAGCTAATTTCTGGCACTTTCCCAGTTGTAAGCAACTCATGGAATGTTTCCATACTCATTCGATTAGCAAGTACCATTTCCCAATAGAATTTAAGCGTATCAAGGTCAATCTTGCCTTTGGCGAAGTCTTGCTTAATGGTGAGTTTCGCCTTAGATCCACTTCCGTAGTATGCCGCACACCATTTAAGCGCATATTCCATCGCCTCATTGGTATTTGCTACACACAAAGAAAGGACACTGTACTGGGCAAGCTTTTCATTATTTGATTGGGTAGCAGTCTTATTGACTTGTTCAGTCTCAAGGATCTTCGCCCCCATCGCCTGCATGTACTTTTCTTTAGCATCCATAGCCTGTTTTGCTAAGGTGCTTTCATTGACTTGCTTGTAGTCAAATGATGAGCCTTTCGGAAGCATTAAAGGATTCTTAGAACCTAAGCGAACTCCATTTTTCTGCAACCAGTCGCGCCAACCTTCATCAAGTTCATTAATAACTGGTTGAGCTTGCCCACAGATAAATACCATTTCTTCATAGCTTGCGCTGTTTTGATAATGGGCCAAGTTCATAGTGACAATTGGTTCTAATGGGATCGGGTCAATATTCCAATCATTAGCCAAAGACCCCAAAGGAATAAAAGGAATTTCATTCCATCTTTGGTTTAATGAATTTGTTGGATAGAGAATATCACCGCCCTGCAACTCCCCTGACTTATCAGTATAAACCTGAACGTAATATTCATTGTTTTCATCAAGTCGAAGAACACGATAAATATTGACTTCTTTCTTAGAGAACTCGTCCTCTGGATCTTTTTCTGTGGACTTCTCATGCAAGACAATAAGTTCAGGCTTATAGACTGATCCGACTCGCTTTAGGCTCCAATTGATAATGCTCAATGACTCATAAAATACGATTGTTGGTCGAATACCTAAGCTCTCTGCCTGCTGTACAGACACATTTCCATTAGTAGTTGGATAATCAACAAATAAACCACCACGTGCATGTTTAAGCTGACCTTGCAAGGCAGATTGTGCAACTTGGTAAATTGACTTACCTGTACCATCTGCATCGTATTTAAGAAAATCCATTCCATCTGGTTCGAATGTTGGATCCTCTGCAAATACCACGCCCACCATCTTGTTTAATGTGTCTTTAGCAATCTCGTAGAACACAGCACGGGTTAAGTAAGCCAAATAATATTGATCATTCTGCGTTAAGTCAGACGATACATTGGGTTTTGGTAAATAAAGTTCGCCACGTTTTTTTACTTTGGCAGAACCATCACAGACATCGTCGATAGTTTCCCAACGCTTTTTCATGTCTGCATAAGCTTGATGTTCAGTATTAACTGGCATTAGTAAACCATTCCTATATCTAGTGTTTTTGCAACAACCTTTTTACCCATAGCCACAGCAAACATACGGAAACCATCAGCACCGTGTGAGTGAATGTCATGAGGTGGGTTGTCTTTCCAACATCCAAGCTTGTCATTCCACTCTTTTCGGTAGTTCTCAAGATGAGTGATGCCTTCTGCACATTTGTACTCATCAAATTCACATAGAGGCAAAATCTCACGAACCTGCTCAATACCATCCATCACTGTTATATTTGGCACCACCTCGAAATTGACTGAGTACTTCTCCCCGTCATCAAGCACATAGCCCTCTTTGGCAATGTCTAAACGAGACTTACCATCATTCATAAGAGAGCGGTTTTTAATGTCGTGCGGAGCATAATGCTTGCTGTACTTGTAGCCTTTTTCTTTAAGCACTTTGAAATAGTGCCGCATACCTTCGCCTGAGTTTTCGTAGTAATCGATAACTTGGTAGCAAGTATCTGATAACTTCCGGATAAACCAGATCACCATTGAGTCTGAGACACCTAAGTCCCAGAAGGTCATAACAGGTAAATGATCATTAGAAGGCAATACACCAATGCGTTTATTGGCATACAAGAATTTAAATTGGTTCTTGTAGTAAGCACCTTCAACAGACTGAGCAAAAGCTTCACTAGGAATACTTGGATATTCCCGCTTCATATCCTCGCCAAGAGTTTTCTCTTTTGAGTGATACCAAGCCCTTTGCTTTGGCGTTGTTTTAATCTTGTGCTTAACTTCCAGTTCTTCAAAGTATTGAACTAGGCGCTGTGGGAGTTCTTCAGTTGGTTCAATTTCATAATCAGCATTCTTCCACCAAGAAAAGAAAAAGAACTTCCAATCAAGTGGGCTTAGTTTTTTGCTGAGTAGTAATAACTTTTCTGCTAATTGGCAGAATTCGTAGAAGTAACCGCTTTTACCCTCTGCTGTACTTTCGAGTGTGATACGACCTTTAAGGCTTACTGCTTCAAATGCACCAGTAACAATCTCACGTGCTTTATCTGGGAACTTCGCACAAATCTTACCGAACTCAGACACATGTAATCGGTCTAATGTTCCACCACGAAATGAAGTTGAAACGGTAATTGAGCCACCTTTGCTAAAAACAAGCTCATCTTTAGTTTGAATCTCTAAAGGATTGGCTGCTTTGATAAGGTGTGGCAAGCGATCGTAAGCGTACTTAACCTTTTCACGGAACAGACGCTTAGCATCATGTAATGTATGGGCAATCAAAGCACACTTATCAGACATGAACAATGCAGCATCTAACTGAATCATGCACATCTCAGTGGTAAAACCTAACTGACGTGCCTTTAAGATGATGTTACGTGTCCATTCGTTTTCGAAGTATTCAAGCTGTTCAAGTGTCATCTTGAACTTAACTTGCTTACCCTCTTTATTCGTAATGTAGTAAAGATTATTTAAGCGCCAGTGCTGATCAATAAGTTTTGCTCTATGCTCAGGTTTAAGCATACGCCCTCCTCATTAATCCTCTTTGCTTAATTCATCCATCAAGCTTGAAAGTGACTCAATTTCCAATTTGCCCGAATGCTCCACCTTGTCTTTAAATGCACCTACAGAGATGTGCTTACCCAATAACTCAAGATTCTTAACCTTATCAGGCCACTTGATCTTTTTAAGCCAACCTTCGCCATCATCCATACTGATTGTTTCGATGTTTGATATGTATTGACGCCAAATCTTAGGCCAATCGCGCAACGGCTTAACATTGCCATCATCGTCCATGATGTCTAATACATCCATCTGGTCAATTTCGACTAGGCGCTTTAAGACATAATCAGCATCAATCTGGACGCGCTCAGAACGCTCTTTTAGTGCGTCTTGGATAGCTTTTGCGATACTAGGTTTTGCTAGGTTTTCAGCACCAATCTCATTAGCAGTCTTTTCGCTATAACCCGCTCGAATTGCTGCTTGGGTTGCATTCAGGTCTATCAGATATTCTTCGACAAACCTTTGCTGTTTAGGCGTTAGGTTCGCCATGAATTATTCCTCAATCTCAATATATTTATAGAAAGGTTTTTTTAGTTCACCGGTAGCAATGTGCCTATATGCTGGAGTGTAATTTCTATTGAAAATACCAATAGTATTTATGAATATAATGTAAATACGTTCAAGCAAAATAAACAACCAGTTAAACCCATATCTGCCCACCCGATACGGACAACCAAACTCATCACGGCCATAAATCATGGGGCAAACAAAAAACCAACCGTAGTGCTTAAACTCTACTTTTATTTTGTTTTTCATACGCACCCCTTACTGTTCTCTCAAATACTTCAAATCATCTGGACAAGTCAGCTTCACACCGTCTTTCAAGCACCACACCTCAATATCAGTTAAGAATTCAGCCATCTGCTTTGTTGTGGCTTCTGTGATGCTCATTCGATTTGATACAAACTGTCTTAATGGTTCGTAGCCTGTGCTACCCGATTCTTTAAGCTCTCGCATTACTTTGAATGTTTCTGGATACTCACCAACATTGTCACGGTTATAAATAATCGAAAGGTATTTATATTTAAAGAATGCAGACGCTTCCTCTTTATCTAGTCCGCGCTGTTTGCCGTACTCAGTCATCCAGAGCCAATATAATCTTCGTTGTGCTGCTGAAAGGCTTTCTTGCTTACATGTGATAGTAACAACTAACGGCTTATTCTCAAAATTAGCTTGAGTGTAGTTGTTATGCAGATAATTGATCGTTTTACCAATGTCCGAATGATCTTTGATTGTGAACACTGCTGTTTTCATGCTCACCTCAAAATATTTCGTTATTGTCTAAATTCAACATCCTTTCAGTCTTTTCCAACCACCGCTCAAACATGGCTTCCGATTCTTGTCTTGTGCCTAGTTCAAACTTATCGAAAGCAGCATGGCAGACATAACAGAGTGGAACCGTATATAAATCACTTGCCTTGATACCACGCCCTTTACCATGCTTCGAGCTATTTGAATGAGCCGCTTGTGAGTGAGGATAGCCGCATCTAACGCATGGTAGCTTTCTTATTTCGTTTAGCCTCTTTGTCGAACGCATTTTCTAGATTCTCTATTCTGGTTCTGAGAGTATTTACTTCACGCTGACATTCAGTCTTAAACGTATGGCTGCTGAATAAATGGTTATAGTTTTCTAACCGGCTAAGATTACGTTTATAGATTTCTAAATTCTTCTTCGCTTCGATTGTGTCCATACGCAGCTCACTTATGTTTATTTAGCCGACGAGCAATAAGGCGTTTCTTCTTTTGGCTTAATTTGTTTGGTTTGCCTTTATTTGGTTTCGACTTAAATGCAAATGGTGAAACTTCGCCACCCATAGCAGATAGTGCGCTTAGTGTTCCAAAATTCGGTCTAGCCACTGCCATTCCTAATGCGGTTGCTAACAATACTCGACTCATTCGCATTTTCTTATTCTCCAGAAAAGAAAACCCTGTCAAACGACAGGGCTACAAACACTTAATCTTTCCACACTTTCTGCATTCTTTCTGATTGAACATGTCGGATTGATATTCCCAAACATGTATGCAAAAGACCTGCTTAATTATTCGGAGCATGTGGACCTCCAAAAAAATAGCCCTACGTTTAAGCATCGACTAGAAATCCAGTCCAGCACATCGGAATCCAATGTTCTAAGCTTGTAGGGCATAAAAGCAAAAAGCCCATCGGATGATGAGCTTTTAAAATTGGTGAGAACCCTTGAGGCTTACAGACTATTTCACTCTAGGGCATATTTAATCTCGATCGGCGAAAGACGCTGTAAGAATCCATCACCTAGTGGCACCTTACTTACACTTCGCACCACTCTAACATAAATATGCCACATGCCTTGTACAAGGTCAAGTTCTATACCTATTTGTATTTAATAAAACTATAACGGCAGTGAATTGCAGCTAAACCACATTTAACATCTGCTCTAGCATCATTTTGAGAATAGACAACAACCATATCTCCAACTGGATTCATTTGAGTTACAACCATTTCTGACCAAGAGTTGTTATAGAAGTATCTTTTGATTACAGCATCAAGCCAACCGTCTAATACTTCTGATTGCCCTTGCATGTCCAAGATAAGACGCTGAACTGCACGCGCTTCATTGTCTGTGATTTCACATGTTATACGCCCACGACCTTTAGGGATAACTGGATCATCTGAACACAGCCAATCAGCCATGATCTGCTCTTTGCCTTTCACATCTTGCTTACGTTGCTTAGCTGCCTGATCCATAGCGACAGCAATCGGGTTTATGCTCTTCCCACAAGTTCCAGAATTTGAGTACATCCAAGCCCCAAATTGATAAAGCCATTCTTCTAGACTGTATTTAGTCCAGTCCGTTGTTTGCATAATGTGATTTACTGCCGCATTCATCTCTTTCCCCTTACTTCTTCTCTGATCTTTCGATATGTTTTCTTACTCGCTCACGACTCTCTTGATCATAAGTTTTCAATTGCTTGTAATAGGTTCTTAAGTCAAACATTAAGACAATCATCCAAAGCAACGGAGATAACAACAACCTTAGAACTATCCACATTAGTTTTAATAATTCTTCAAGAGCATCTAGGAAGTCATACCATTGGTCTGAGTACCAATTTTTGAGTTTTTGAATGTGCCAGCGATAAGTTAAATTCCAAGCTTCTTTATCCATCACCTCATCCCCCAAATCAACATGCCTGCGTCACGCTGCTCTTGATTCGTACGCCCTTGCCAACCTGTAATCTTGTTAAACTGCTCTGCATTGAGCTTTGATTTAGTAGGCTTCACCAGTAAAACTGCTAAGCCCAATGCCTGTGCTATCTCAGCCAATAAGATGCCAGTCGCGTGATTCATCCCAACGCGTCTAGCAATCTGCTCATTCACTTGTCTTGAGTGACCACCACCTACTCTGAAGTTTGCTTTCTTGTTCTCCCAGCCTGCTTCGATCACAACCTTTTTGATGCTGTCCTGTTCATTTCTGAATAGCTCAACAGTTTCAGGGAAAGTTAGATTTTTGAGCTGCAAGTCATTACCTAGAATGGCAACTCCCGACTTTTCCAAGTCAGGATCGATGCTGATGATGATTTGAGCCTCTTTGAATGTGGTCATTTAGTTAGCTCCTCAATATCAACTTCTTTAATATTGCGAACTGCATAAGCTAGGTTCTTGTAGCTAGATAGCTTTCGATTTAACTCACTGTACTGAGTGACAAGTCTTTGATTGTCAGCAATCAGGCGCTCTATGCACTGTTCTTTATCTTTAGCAGCCTGAACTCTTGCTTTTGACTTGATTGCTTTAATCTGAGTGCGGTATTGAGGCAATTGTTCTGCCCCAACACCATGTAAAAAATGCTCTAAGTTTTTAGTCAATCGGCTACTGTTCTTGGTGATGAATATTGTGCAGAATCCCATATCTATGCGAATCATCTTGTCAAAAGATTCATGCCCAAACTCATGTCGAACATAAACCCAAGGCAAGCAAAGTCTAAACTCGATAAAAATCATCCTCCCCCCTTGAGCGCTTGCTCTAATTCATGGTGAATATGCTTTATTTGGCGGCCAAATCTTTCGATGTGGGTTTCGTCTTGATAAAACCTTGCTTCTCTTAACATGTCTTCAGATTGTCTTTTTAGTGCGCGCAATGCCACATCCAGCCGCTTTTGTAGCTCGTCACTTTTCTGGACTTCTTTCACATACATTTCATCAAGCGTTTCCGCCACAAATATGTATTCACTTAATTGCTTTTGCAGCTCCTCCACTTTCGCTTGCTGTGACTGCTGACCAGCTTCATAGGCAATACGGCAGCAATTGGCATGAAGGAGAACCATATTGCCTTGTGTGCCTAACCATTCGTTAAATGTTATTGGTTTATCCATTCTCCACCTCAACTCAGCCAACCAAGAAACGCTAGAAACGCAACCAACAATAGGAATGCTTGAAAATCTGTCATGATCGCTCTCCTATCGTTTTACACAGCGGGCTTATGTGGTTTTCTATGTGGGAGTCGTCGCCTAGGTCATTGTCAATGCGGTGGCCTGCTGCGATTTCTTCTTGTTCAGCTTTTCGAAACATACTTTTTAGCTGCTTACCTTTTTGTTTTAATGCCACATTCCCAAATTCAATCCAGTTTTGAGATGCGTGGCACTTAAGCACGTGATAGATACGTTTAGGCTTTTTTGGAGATATATAGACAATGGGTGTCCCGACTTTAAACTCACTCATGGCTGGCTCCTTTTTCTGCGAAGAACTGCACCTTGTCATTTGGATGCATCTTGTTCCAATCTTCTTGAACCCATTGGATATACACATTCACCAAGTGAGCTAAGTTATCTGCGTCTTTTGCTTTCTCTGTGAATAGATCAATCATGTCGCGCTTATAAAAATCGACTGCCTTTTCACGATCTGTCCAGATTAGGTTTTTATAAACTCTTCCATCCTTACCAAGGCGCTTAAAGAAAACCCCATCCACATTTGGATTAAGGGCAATTAACAGTGCACGTCTCACAATGAGAATTCGATCAATTAACTTCATCCCCGCCTCCGTATATTGATTCGTGGTCTTTGATCGACTGTTTCAAATCTTCCAATTTGTCAAAGCGCAAAATGTGGGTTTCATCTGTAAATGGGACTGTAGGACGACACCATTCAGAACCATTCCAATATTCAAAGAAGCGTGGACCTTGTTTTATATATCGAGTGCCACAGCTAAGTTTTCTGTAGTCTGTAGAACCTTCTGGCGCATTGGTGATTGCATCAATCGCTTCTTGTTTACTTTCAAATTTGTTGTAACGACCAATGGATTCAACCAGTTTTGCAAGATCAGCAATTTGGATTAAATGCTGTGTCTCATAGTCATCCATGTAGGTTTTAATTAATTGATCATCTCCAAAACAAAGCCAATTAAAGTTTTCATACTTAAAGTAAAAATCACCATCAATTGTTTTTTCATAACGCGTTGCAGACTCTGGCGCCTCATCAACAATTCGTTTAGCTTCGGTATAGCCCCAATCACGAATAAACTGTTCTGGTTTCATTAGAAGTCACCCCCACCAAGCATTCCATGTAAACCGCCATCAGCAGCCTCAAGATCTCTTTGCGGCTCAGTATTATCCCCATGTGAACGGCCAAGCATAATAATCAGGCCATCACTAGCGCTGTAATAGTTCGCATCTGGAAAACTTTTACGAATATCCTTCATGAGCTTTTCCAAGCCCTTTGTTAATTTCTTAAACTGCTTTTCAAAGTTAGGGTTAGCTTCATTCAGTAAGTCATTAGCATCAACATCACCGCCAGCGATTGCGTTCAATACATCTTCTTCTGTCATGTAAATTTTCATTGTTGTTCTCCGTCATGTTTAGTAATGGCTTCCTGCTTGAGTTGGTCTAGCATTTTCAGTTTTCTTAATTTCTCGTAGAGGTTCGCTGCTGCTCTTGTTTCTTCATTACGAGTACCGAGGTTGTACGCTCTACGCAGCTTCATCATTGAGGTGTAATCTGCAAATTCGATCATGCTTTCAGCTCCCCTTTAACATTCAGGATGTCTTTTGCGTATTGAGTTGCCTTGTAATGATTTTTCCCAACACGTTCGAAATATTTCCATTCAACAAATTTTTGAAGATTGCTGTAGATGGTTCCTCGATTGAAATCAAACACTGATTCCTTCACGTCTTTGACATTGAAAGGCGCAGTTGCATGACAACCGAACATGAGCAAGCTAAGTTGATCATCAAAGTTAAGTTTCTTGGTTTTACTTATTGATTTCATACAGCGCCTCCAACAATCAAAGCTGATTCAGGCAGGTTTGCTTTAACTGCTCGCTTCAAAGCTGCACGTTGGTTGCTTAATGCTTTAGCTTCCTTACAAAACTCACAACGACATTTGAACTTGTTATATCCGTAGACTGTCCCATGAGTGAATTTAGCCTCGTACTGTTCACCGCCAATTTCCTCAATCCAATCTAGGGTTTGCTTATCATCTGCTAATCTCATGAGAACGCTCCTACTGGACACATAAAGACAATTTCGATACCGCCATATGAAGGCTTGTTGAAAGTCTTAAGTTCTTTATTGATCACTGACTCAATGTGCTTTTTCGTTTCCGTCTTGAAGTTAAATGCACGCTTAAGAATCACCCTTGACCCATCTATCGCCTCTACGTTGAATTGCATCTTCTGGCGATTAATAGAAGTTACTTGGACTTGTACGCTCACGCTGCACCTCTCTCTTCCACTGGGAATGACATCCCAACGAAACGGCAAATATCTAAACGGTCTTGAACATTCACAGATCCACGCTTGCCATGACGGTTTTTGGCAATAATTAACTCGGTTACACCAGTTGGCGCATTAGTCTCTTTTTCGAGGATTGGATGAACCATGATGATTTGGTCTGCATCCTGTTCAATCTGTCCAGAATCCTTAAGATCACTTGCTACTGGCTTATGTCCTTCTGCTCCACGGTTAAGTTGAGCCAATGCAATTACTGGGCAATCAAACTCTTTTGCCATAGCTTTTAAGTCACGACTGATTGATGCAACTTCTTGAACGCGATCCTTCTTAGATGGGTCTCGGATTAAGCCGATATAATCAACAATGATGCAGCCCAAAGCCTTGTACTTACGCTTCGCTTTGCGCGCATAACTTTGGATTTCAGCAATCGTTGGCTTTTGCTTTTCTTCAATAAAAATTGGCAGGTTTCTAAATTGAGCAATAGTTGCAGTAAGCTTCTCAAACATCCCGTCATAGATTTCACCGTTGTGAAGATTGTTATACGGGATTGCACCTAATGCCGAGATCATGCGGTTGGTTAGGGTCGGCGTATCCATCTCAGCAGAGATAAACAAGACTGGCATGTTGTAGCGCTTAGCAGTTTGCATTGCACACATCTGAGCAAGAGTTGATTTACCACTGCCCGGACGACCACCAATTACACAAAAATGACCCTTTTCAATTGTTCCCAAAAGATTATCAAGATGAGGAATATTGAACTGAACACCTATGAAGCCCTTTTGTTCTTTCTGAGCAATCTTTTTCTCAAATCGCTCAAGTGTTTTTTCTAAAGCCTGGTTAAAATCAAAACCTGTTTGCTTTTGCTCAATAGAATTACTAGATGAACTAAATAAATTCTCAGCAGCCAAGTAAACATCAGTGATAGTCAGATCTTTAGCGCACTCCGCAATCGAGAGACCAATATCTTCAACTTCGCGATGCTGCTTAAGTTTATTCAACTCAGCAACAAAATATTCCAGGTGGTGTACGCTACCAACTGCACTGTTAAGTTCAATTAAATACTCTTCTCCACCAATGTCATTGAGAAGATTTCGCTCTTGTAGATGCTTGCAGACAAATACTGAGTCATATGGCTTATCAGCATTAGCAAGCTCAACAATTGCCTTGTAAATAATCTTGTGACGACCAGCGTAAAAATGTTCTTCGGTAAGATCATTTGCGACAACCTCTAGGGAATGGCTCACTGTCATCAAAGCGACTAGCACACTCTGCTCAATTGTCATATTTTGAATGTTTGTACTCATTACCAGTCTCCATATTGCAATTGGGCATTAGAGAAATCAGGAGCTACCACAGAGCTGTTGACCTGAAACCAATACTCGTTTTCCCATTGTTTTTGGTTTAACCAAGTGCTAGGTGATGGAATGAACTCACCATCCTGCTTTGTCCAAGAGACATCAGATTTTTGTTTTTCAAGAATTGAAAGAAGTGTTTCAATCGCAAAACTTCCTTCATGCTTTGTGAAAGTTTTATAAGTGCCAGACTTGTCTGATTTACGTTTACAAGTTGGATATGCAGACCAGAACTTCTCAAAGTTTTCTGAGTAACCCACCCCTTGTTTTTCTTTGTTTTTATTATTGTTATTGTGTGGCGAATTTTTAGTATGGTTTGATACTAAATTTTCGTATGGTTCCGTACTATTTTTTAGCATAGCTAAATTTTCGCTAGGCGAATTTTTAGTATGGTTTTCAGTGGTAATTATCTGGTCAGTTAGAGACCATTCATTAATTTGTTTGTCAGTTTCAAGGCGGATAATTACACCCATCTCTTCCAAAATTAATAGGCCTTTTTGTACAGTATCCTTGTTGTATCCAGTAGCTTTTACAAACTGAGATAGGCTGATGCTATCTGCTTGTTTATTCCAGCCACGCGTTTTACGAACAATGAGAAGATAACAAGGCAAAGCTGCACCCTTCATCTTAGCCATATGTCCGTTATCTATTAGGTCATTAGGAATCTGGAATGCATTAGAAATAAAACTAGTCATACCAAGCTCCTCTTAAACTCTTCATAAGCATCGTTGATTTCTTCAATGAAGAATTCATCACTTGAAGCATCGTAAAGCCTTTGAAGATCACCATACTGGCGTGCATATTTCGCACCTTCATAAACTTCATGCTCATACTCCCTTATGAACCGCAAAGCTGTAGGATTCATAGTAATGACGCTCCAAGTTACTTTTAGCCTCAGCTACAGCAACCGAGTTTTTTAAACTGCGTTCTATTGCATAAGCCTCAACCGCTTTTTGAAACAAACTAATCTTCCGATTTAGTTCAATGTCTGCTAATATTGAATAGTTCATATGGTTTGCTCCGATTGAACATTGAGCCTGATCTTGTACATCAGGCTTTTTCTTTGTAACCAAGCTCAAAACACATGCCGAAATCTTCAATGTCATCTTGAAAAAGATCGTCAATTGTTTGCTTGCTTTCCATCCACGCTTTTGACATCACAAAAAGCGCATTTAGTTTTTCCTCGCTAATCATTCGATATTTCTTGAGGACAGTCTTAAATCCAAGAATGTCCAACAGCACTAAACAGTTCTCAAGCTCAGTCAAGCCATTGGATTTTCTATCATTTTTCATTCGTGATAATGTGCTTGGATCAATCCCCAACTGTTCAGCAACCTGACTTTGATTGCTTGATGCAAGGGCTTGCAAAACTCTAGAAACTTCATTTCTAGCCCTTGCACTCAATTCGGTTGATACTTTGCTCATGGTTTAGTTCCTAAGCGGTTGCATTAGTTCGTTTAATTGGTTGTTTGCCATCAGCAAGATCACGTATTTGGTATTCACGTGCTAATGGGATTTTTGTTTCATCCCACTGGCTGATTGCATTGTGAGAAATCCCTAACTTCGCTGCTAACTGTGTAACAGTGCAGTTAAGCAGGGCTAAAGCTTCTGACTTAGTCATCTAACTTACCCATAAAGTAATTTAACTTACCTTATTAAACTACATAAAACTTACCAAGTCAATTGGTAAGATAACTTACGTTCTGCTGGTGGAATTAAAATGGAAACCCTTGGTATTCGCTTGAAAAATCTGCGTAAACAGAAAAAACTTACTCAACAAGCATTGGCTGATCTTGTTGGTGTATCTAAAACTTCTGTTATCTACTGGGAAAAAGACGAAAACGTGCCGAAGCATGAAAGCTTAATGGCATTAGCTAAAGTTCTTGGTAGCTCAACTGAGTACCTTTTGAAGGGTAAAGAGCCTAAAAATCTTACTAATTTTAATATTCAAGACTTTATTATTAAGCATGGACTAACAACTAAAGAAGAAGCTTCATTCGATGCTGACAGTATTATTGAACCTGATGTTGTCGAATTTGATGAGGTAAACGGTTATATATGGATTGACGTTGTGGAAGCTAATTTTTCGTGTGGTACTGGGGAATCTATTGAATTCCACTTTGATGTGATTAATGAAAAGTATCCGTTCCCCCCTTCCTTCTTTCAAAGAAAGATGGTGGACCCTAAGTGCTTAAGACTTATCAAAGCTAAAGGCGACAGCATGGCGGATTATATCCATGACCAAGATCTAGTTGGTATTGATCTATCACAAACTGAAATAGTAGATGGTGGTATTTACGCAGTTTACTTTGCTGGCGAAGGCATGATTAAGCAGATATTTAAAGAAGCTGATGGCTCTTTAGTTCTGCATAGCTTCAACGAAAAGTATCGGGATAGAATAATTACTGAACAGAATGGACTGAATTTTAAGGTTATGGGCCGCCAGGTGTGGCGTGCAGGTTAAAAAAAGGAGAATGGAATTGGATAACGCAAAATTACCAATCAATCAAATTATTGCCCGTATTAATGATGCTGCGAAAAATGGAGAGGCGTTAGTTCTAACTGCTGAGGAAGTGAGAATCCTTTCAAAAGATATCGGCGATAAGGTCTATATTCCTGTACTTACGAATGAACAAGTTGTTCAGTTGGTAAAGGAAGGAAAGCTTGGGCAGAAGATTAATAACACCAAAGATTAATAAACTGTGAACCCGACACAGTAATTTAACGGTTCGGGAGGGGGAGTAATGGGTACCAGTAAAAAAACAAGCGATAACAACTATCTAAGCGTAAATACATCCAACTCGGGTACCAATAAAATTGGAGACCAACAACACCTATTTAGAGTTGACTGTCAGATAGAGATAGACGATGTAGAGATGGGTGTACTAGAGAGTGGGGTTCCCTACTTGACAGGCAGGGGTCTTGAGAGGATGTGTGGTCTTGGACGAGGGCCTTTTGTTAGGTTAACGAATAATTGGTCTGAAGAGAAATTAAAACCTCGCGGCATACAAATAAATGAGATTCTAGAACAAAATGGTTACTTTGAAGATGAGCTTTATTTAAAAGCTGAATATAAAGGTCGTGAAATCAACGCCTTTACTGAGCCAGTTTGTCTTGCAATGCTTGAGTATTACGCTTTTGTTGTTGAGGATCCAAGGCCTCAAGCAATTCAGGCATTTAGAAACCTTGCTAGACTAAAATTTAGAGATTTCGTATACCAAGCCACAGGATATTCACCGAATCAAAAACAGCTTGATAGTTGGAAATTCTTCCATGATCGAGTGGACTTAACAATTTCCGCAGTACCTGATGGTTATTTTGGTGTTTTTAATGAGGCGGCATCGTTAATTGTACCAATGATTAGAAGTGGAATTATTGTTAGCGATAAAGTCATTCCTGATATTTCTGTTGGTATGGCGTGGAGTAAACATTGGAAGGAATGTGATTTAGAGAAGCTACATGGGAAAAGGATCAATTATCAACATAATTATCCTGAATATTATCCTCAAGCTCAGTCAAATCCTCAGGCGCCCTATGCTTATCCGTTATCTTGTATTGGGGAGTTTAGAAGATGGCTGAAGGATCAGTATATAAATACTCAATTGCCAAAGTATCTTCTTGGACAAGCTAAAAAAGGATCTATTCAAGCTCCTTTAGCAAATCAGGTTCTAGAGGCACTCTCACCTAAGCAACTCAAATAGTGATTTCATTTATCCTTTATAAGAAAACCCACCACCACGGTGGGTTTTCTTTTGTCTATTAAAGCATAAAAGTAAGTTAACAAAAATAAAAAGTAATTTTAATTACCAAATCTCTTGACCATTTTGGTAAGTTACCTTACTATCTTCTCACCAACCAATAAAAAAGTCCCGACTGTTTGGCGACACGGGACTTTTACTCAATGAGTGAGATAAGTATGAATCAAAGAATTGAAAAGTACAAGTTTAGCCAAGCCTTCCGGGATGGCTCTAAAGCTTTCATAGCTTTCTGGGTTATCACCTTCATTGTATTTGCATTCCTAAAAGGCTGTGCCGACGAGCAATACGCCAACGAACTCAAAGCAAAACAGAACATGTATGTGCGTGTTCAGGTTGAGGGGGTGAAGTGATGTCAAGTTCTCTCAATTTATCAGAACGTCAATTACAAGTTCTTCAATGTGTAAAAGACGCTAAAGCAGAAGGCAAGCGCCCTTACACGAGAGGTGTTGTAAATCGTATGAAGGCCAAAGGTTTGGAGATTTCAGACCGTCAAGCTGCATATGACTTAGGTGTGATCATCAATACAGATGGAACAGGCGTCTACTCTGCTCGTTATGGCAGTGGCAAAACTCTATGGATTTATGAAGAGCCTTTAGCCAAGGAGCACTCTCATGGATAACTACAAAATCGGTGACGAAGTTGAGCTTCTTGAAGATTTTTACACTAGAAGTGGCGCAGAAATAATTTTCAAAAAAGGCACTATCGCAAAAGTAATCGAATTACAGCTTTATGATGAGATTCATATTGATGTAAACGGTGACAACCGTTGGTGTTCACCGGATATATTGAAGTTAGTTGATAAAAAAGACCCAGCCTTGATTAGCGGTGCGGATGCTTTCACATATCTCATTGGCGGCAGCAATGATGTACAAACAAAATTAAATGACACAGAAAAGTGGCGTGATGTACCAACAGGTATGTCGTGGGCTGCATTTGCAAATCCAGATCGTAAATTCCGCCTCAAACCCCAAACCATCAAGCTTGAACTTGAGCTGCCGAAGCCTTTTGAGCCAGAAGAAGATTGTCACGTTTACATCTTAGATGACGGAAAAACAGATGGCTATCGTCGTTATTCCTACGAAGTTCATGGTGATAAAGGAAATACATTTATTGGTATTTGGCGTACCGAAGAAGAGATCAAGCAAGTCGTAGAGCAACTCAGAAAGATACGAGGTACTAACTCATGAATATGTTAGCGAACCTTGTATTTGATGCTGCGGTATTCACAAGCCTTGAAGTGATGAATGTCGGTGTTGAGGATGACGTTGTTCAGTTTTCTTTATCAGTTCAAAACGCTGAGCACATCTACATCGTAGCAAGTGTCAAAGGAATTGAGAAAAACGACACTTTCGAATATGGCGAAGGCTTGGATTATCAAGACTGGAAAGATGTGGAATACACAATGATGACAGTCGATTCATCTAGCCGACCACATGTCGATGACTTTGATTATGTGGATGCAATAGAAGGTATGCCCTTTGCCCTTACTTCTACTCAAATTCAAAAGCTGAATGAGTATTTAGAAGAACTGGCGAAAGAAGAAAAAATCAATGAGTTGAGAGGTGGGTGATGGAAGTTAAAAGCGTACATGCACACCACATTCCAGCAAACAACGGTGTAGATCCAATTGACGTATTCGTTGTGTGGTATGGCGAACAAGCATTTCAAGTAACTATCCGTTGTTGGGATTGTGCTTGGACTGCTTACCGTGGAAGTTGTGGCTTCAAGACAATTGAAGAGTACTTCTTGGAGCAATGGTACGGACAAGAATGCCATGAACATGTTGTTCAACTCTTCACTACCACATCAAGACATACAACCCAAAGAGAAGAAAAGTGGTTGTTTAAAGTTGTCAGAAGCATGTGCCAGCACTTCAAAAAGTTAGCAGAAAAGAATTAGGAGAAGATTATGAATGCGCCATAGGCCATTCATAACTCAAATGACGAATGAGGAATGAAAAATGAGTATTGCAACATTAATTTTAGGCCAGTCAGGTACTGGTAAATCAACAAGTCTTCGTAACTTAAACCCAAATGAAGTTTTGTTGATTCAGGTGGTGAAAAAGCCCCTCCCTTTCCGTTCTGCTGAATGGAAGTACCTTTCAAAAGATGGTGGCTCTATTTATGTGGCAGATAATCCAGAAGTGATTATTAAGCGTATGCAGCAAACATCTAAGCCAATCATCATTATTGATGACTATCAATATGTTATGGCAAATGAATATATGCGTAGAAGCACTGAAACTGGGTTTAACAAGTTTACTGAAATCGGGCGTAAAACTTGGGATGTATTCACAGAGGCATCAAACCTAGCAGACAACAAACGTGTCTACATTTTAAGCCATACAGAAGAGGCTGAATCTGGCAAAACCAAAATTAAAACTATTGGGAAAATGCTAGATGAAAAAATCACATTAGAAGGAATGGTAACTATCTGTCTTCAAACAGGTGTTATCAACGAACAATATATTTTTCATACCAAAAACAGTGGGTTAAACACTGTTAAATCCCCTATCGGCTTATTTGAGTCTGACCATATTGAAAACGATTTAGAGGCCGTTGATACAGCTATCTGTGATTACTACGGAATAGCAAAAACTGAAACACAAACAACTACTGAAACAGCATAAGAGGCAATAATCATGGGTAACTATCAAGCATTTAATTTGAATACTGAATCAGCAAAACAAGCGGATGCAGGTGGACGTATTGAAACTACTGGCAAATACGTTGGTTTAATTAAATCAATGGAGTTTGTGACCTCTAAACAAGGTACACAAGGTTTTGAAATCAACTTTGAATCAGATTCAAAGGAGTTTACAAACTTCACAATTTGGACTGTCAAAGCTGATGGCACTGCACTTTCAGGTGTACATAAAATCAATGCGATTATGGCTTGTGCGAGTGTTAAAAGCCTCACACCTACAGATCAAAAATTAGAAAAATATGATTTTGATCTAAAACAAAAAGTGCAACAAACATGTGTGGTTGCTCCTGAAATGACTAATAAACGTATTGGTGTTTTGCTACAGCGCGAAAATTACTTAAATGGAAGTGGTCAGCAGCGCCATCAAATGAATTTCTTCGCTTCATTTAATGCTGATAGCGAATTGATGGCTAAAGAAATTCTTGAACGTAAAACTTCACCTGAGCTACTGCCTAAAGCTCTTGATCGTTTAATTGCTATGGGTGATGCACAACGTGCACAGCAAAATGCACCGCAACAATCTGGTGGCTATGGTCAATATTCACAAACTCAAGGTAATCAATCTTCTGATTTAGATGACGACCTACCGTTCTAATTATTGTCAAGAATCGAGGGCTAATGAAAGCCCTCAATCCTGGGGAGGATTATTATGACAACTTTATATGACATTGGATATGACCTAGCTGAACAGGTTGAGCGAATTCAAGATCTTTTGGCTGAAGGTGCAAGTTCTGACAGTGAAGAAGTTCAACTGTTGCTCGAAGGCATGGTTGCTAAAGAAGGCGAATGGAAAGAAAAGTCAAAGCGTGTAGCAAAGTTCGTACATCAAATGATGTTGGAAGAAAAGCTGATTGCTACTGAAGCGCAGCGCCTTTCTGATAAAGCTAAACGTATTAAAAGTACATATGGATATCTTCATGATCTTCTACTAGATCAAATGCTTGAGTTTGGTGTCAGTGAAATTGAAGATCCAGTTCTTTCAATCAAGGTAAAAGAAAATCCTTGGTCTGTAGTTGTGAAAAATGAGGAAGAAATTCCGGCTCAATTTAAACGAGAAAAAACTACAGTCGAAGTAGATAAGCGCGCCCTTCTCAATGCTCGTGAATCCATAACAGATATCAAGGGTATTGAGTTCATTAGAACTAAGAAATTGGCATTTAAGTAAGGTGGCAGCATGACAGATTTGAATAAGGAAAGAGAGGCTTTTCTGAATACCTTCCAATATTACAAAGGAAGAAGAGACATTATTTTTAGTCATGAGCATGAACTGTTTATGACTAGATCAAACAATCCTTCTGAAATTGCTCAGAAAGAAATAAGCAACATGAATAGCCGTTGGGATGCTTGGCTTAGATGTGCAAAGCATCGTGATGCAGAGCTAGAAAAAGCCAAAGCTCAGGCAGTGCCAGATACGCATGTTGTTGTGCCGAAAGATGTTGCAGAACGAACAATTGGTCATATTGGCATAGCAATGTGTCATCCAAATAACACTCATGATGATGAAAACATTATGAATGATGATCAACAAGCCATATGTAAGGCTGTTGAAGCAAGCGAATCGGGAGCTGAACAATGAGCATAACTCTTAATGGTCACCAATTAAAAAGCCTTCTCGAATTTGTAAATCCGGATGGTGAAAATGATTTAGATCAACTTGAAACTGAACTAACTATTAAATTTTTTGAAGATGGGCACAGTGGCAAAGGCTATTACTTTTGGATGACCGAATATCCAGAGGAAGGCAGCATGTTGTTGGATGTTGAATCGGGAGCTGAGGGATGAGTGAATTTAACTTTGAGCAACTTTATCTAATGGCTCTCATGAATAGTAAAAAGCCAAAGTACGTTTTGAATTGGGTTCATGTATCCAGACATGGGCCAGGTGCGACAAAAGCTACAGAAATTTGTGAATATTTTGGGATAGATCCAGAAGGCACTGATTTTAGAAAAGCGGAAAGTAAGGAGGGGTGAAATGACAGCAATTGCGAATATAGGTAGTAACTTTGTTGTAGCGTTACCACCTTCGGACATCTGGCTTAATGACTCCCAAGCTGCTGAGTTCTTGGGATATCGAGATGTACATTTTAAGGCAGCAGTTTGCTGCCTACCAACCTTCCCTAAACCGCGCTATGTTATTAAGTGCGGTCAAGGAAGACGCTGGAACTTGGCAGAGCTATCAAACTGGTTGAATGAACAATCGGATGATGAGCCAAAGAAAGGAAGACCACGTAAACGGGGCTAATCAAGCCTCGTTGCAATTTCACTTGCAGTAGCATTGTAGTAGATCATTAAACTTCTTAAGTCTTTATGCCCAATCATCCGGGCTAAGTCTAAAACTTCTAATTTCCTTGCAAGGCGTGTACAAGCTTCATGGCGTGTGTCATGAAAGTGCAAGTCAGTGATTTGACATCTATCTCTTAATTTACGCCAAAGCGTATCAAAGCTTTGGGAATTACAAGTAAAGACCTGCTTTTTATCAAGACCTTTTAATAAAGTCAGCAACTCAACTGCACGCTTAGATAGTGGTACATTTCGTTTAGTACCATTCTTTGTTTCATTTAAAACTAAATATCTATCTTTTAAATAAACACGATCCCAACTCAAGCCAACAATCTCACCAGCGCGCATAGCTGTCTCAATCGCAAAGAGAAAGGCAATTATAATTTGCTGAGTTGAATTTACTGGTACATTGTTATCCCAATTTGCTGCAAGACATAATCTATCAATTTCATCCTGAGCAATTCGTCTATCACGGTGCTTTGATGGTGGGGGTAAAGTCAAGTCGGCCATTGGGGACTCTTTAATCCACTTCCATTCTTTTCGGGCAACAGTAAATAAAGAAGCTAAAATATTTGCTTCACGTCTGACAGTAGCACCCTGCACCTCTTTTAACCGGGAGTCACGCCACTGGACTAAATCGTCAGTGGTAACTTTTGACAACTGTTTTTGACATAGCTTTTTATACTCACGCTTAAAGAAAGCCATTCGCTTGACTTCATTCTCATGAGTTTTCTTCTTTATACTTACTTCATTAAGATAGCGTTCAATTGCTTCTAAAAATGAATGGTCCGGAAGTTTTCCATGTGACTGTTCGCGTAATTGAGTCTCGCGTTTAGATGCCCAAGCCCTAGCCTGAGCTTTTGTATCAAAGGTTGCACTTTCGCGAATTCCGTTTACACTTATCTCGGCTCGCCATGTATCGTTGCGTTGTCTAAATGAAGCCAT